GTTTCCCAGTCACGATCGTCTTGGCCTTTCTGTTTTGGTGTCACTCCGTACAGTTAAGATCAAGTGAACCAACTGTACGGGGTCGGCCCCGGCCACGCTGTGCAGCGCGGGGCCGGGGCCTAGAGGCTACTTTTCAGCAGGGACCGCTTCTGATGTAGCCTCAGTCTCTTCGGGCTCTGGTGGGGCCTCTGCGGCCCCCTCAGCACCCTTTTTTGAGGGCTTTTTAGGCGGCGCATCCGCCAAGCCCATCTCGACCATCTCGTCGAGGTTTCTTTCATCCTGGGCGAACGCTAAAAAGTTCGCCGGATTGTTCCCAAATCGCTCACGAAGTTTCGCCGGTAACGACATGAACGCCTCTTGGGCCTCCGTGATTTGCGTCATCGCCGTGTGATAATCGGTGACACTCAGATAGTCACCGTAGTCACCGCCATGCGCGTTGACGTGCGCGATAAGACCCGTCTTTTCATACTTTTTCATTATTGTATTTATATCGCATTCTTCCTTGAATGCTTGTTTTGCAAGCCCGTCACCTGTCTTTATAGTGACGCGCTTGTGTGGTCTATAAGCACTTCTGATTTGTTGCTCAGCCATTACTACCTCGCTTTCTTTGCAGTATCTGCAAACGGGTTGAGTGATCGACCGAACAGGTCGATGTAGCGCATGATTTTGCCTGCAGGCGTTTGGAAGAATTGCTCAGTCGTGACATCACGCTGAGCCGCTGCCTTGGCTGATTGCAGCATAGTCTCCTGAATTGCTGCCTGGGCGGTCTCCTTGCGCGCTTCAGCTGTCGCCTTCGCTGTATTCGCCTGGATATTGAGATTAGTCTCGCCCAGATTTGCCATTGTCATTTTCATCATGCGCATTTCATTACGCAGACGGATGCCGCCTTTTGCTGACGCTACGGCCGGTCCGATTTCATCGACGGCCGGTGACATCGCGCCTCCAGGCGACGATGCGCCACCCTGTTTATATGCCAGTATTGGGTTCAGACCTGCTTTCCTCATATCGGCCATTGATCTCTGATAAGCCGTTGAGGACATGCGCTCTTGGAACGCTTGTTGTTGTTGTATTCTGGCTAGGTTGGCTTTGTTCTGTTGTTTTGCTCCGAAGTGCGAAGCTATGGCGGGCACCGCCGCTGATGCGAGTGAGCCTAGAGCAGCTAAAATAGCCATGATGAGTTCTCCATCAGGCAGGGCCGGGACCTGACTGACGGGCGCCACCCCTCTGGGTGAGTGGCTCCGTCAGGCAGGCCCAAGCACCCTGCTAGAAGTGATCGATAAGGCCAGGCACCGAATACACAGGCATCGGCCTGGCGCACGCTAGTTTGAAATAGCTATCGAATAGGAAGTGAGGTTCCGCTGGCACCGCGATCACGCGGTCCACCGGTGGGTCCTCGACTATAAAGGCATCGTTGAGCGCCGGCAAAGCCGAGAAGTCCTGCGCCAAATGCCAAGTGTCGAGCGATTGGGCAAAGTTCGATCTGAACTGCCCTGTAATTATTGAAGGTTTATACCGATACTCCGCGAAGCGCTCTTGATAACCGAACACGAGCTCGTCGTTCGCAGACGCGTCGGCAAAGATTTCCTTATTCAGCACCGCCTGCTCGCCAATATGCGAGAGCGCGGGCCAGTAGAAATCCCATCGCGTCGATCGAGAGAACATGCGCGGCAGACCTTGCTGGTAATTCAGGTCCGCCCTGGCACATACCATGCCGATAATCACGCAATGTTCTGTGAATGATTTAGTGAACCCATGACCTTGCATAGTAGATGTTGCGAAGGCAGCAAGATTACCTTGCGGCGTTGGTTCGCCACTAGCTGCCGAAGTCTGCGCAACTGGGTTCACATTTATCGGGGAGCTACCGCCCCCGAGATATTCCGGACGCTGCAGCCGCGCGTCCGGTGACGTGACACCAAAATGAGCACGGATAATCTCCGTGTATCGCGTGCCGCCCCGGGCGTCCCGCTCATATAGTTTTTGAATTTGAAATGCCTGCCGCAGCTGATTGATTGTTGCTGCAGTCGCTGTTGAGAGATCGGCGAATACCTGTGGCTCATTCGCAGCCCCAGGCACGCCCGTTGTTTGCATCAGCACCGCGAGATGATCGCTATCCTGTGTGCTGATAGTTGGATCAGATCCTGTAGATCCCCAAACATTGCCTCCGGCATCTCGGTAATCCTCTCCTGGGATCACAGCGCTGTCTGTAGTTCTAGGGCCAATACCCGTAACCGGGGCGACCGTCCCCAACGGGAGCTCTACTGCTGGCCCTTTCTGCGGCCAAGGCAATGCAGATGTGAAATAATCGTGGCGCTTACCGCGTTTCTTGACGACGTAATCAGCCGGATCATCCGGACCATCGTCTAAGTCCACGACCACACTATCCTGTAAGTTCTGGTCGCGGAACCACTCATTATAAATAAGATTATAAGCCCGATGAAATAAGCTCATATGCGTTAGTCCCGCAATGAGCGTCGGAATACCGAAGTAATCCGATAGGGAGCCTTCCGTATAGCCTCCCCCTGGGCTTGTCATAGTAGGTACAAGAAAATCAGTACTATCAGCAGGATTAACCTGCTCGCCGTTAAACTTTTGGAAGTTATCCCATATAATACGGATCGGAACAGCAAAGAAGAAGCTGTCCAATACCATATTGTCCATGAAAGGGTGAAGTGGGGTAGCCAGTCGCGCAAACGCCGTCATCCTTAAATTAAACGTGTCCCCCGGCAGAGCCTCGTCCACAAATACCGGGACGAGGTTACCGGCGTCAAATGTTGTTTTGTGACCGCAACTGCGATCAAATCGCGCTCTGGGAATTTCCGCCCGGGGGACTTGGGAGAACGAATGGCTCATTACCGATGGGTTCTTGGGCACTTGCCTGCTCCTTTAGAAACTCGATGGCTTTGCCAATAGCGAGTGGTGTTTCCAGGAGTTCGAACTTGGCAGTCCCATCGTCATACGATCCCAGCTCGAACAGTGTGTAGTCCTCAGGATGCTTTGCGAACTGATGACCGCGCTCTGAAACCGTATCGATGAATGCCCTAACCATAGCGCCCTTCGTCTGCATGCACATAGGGGGCAGGTAGGCTTCCGCCTTGCAATCGTAAACTGTGAAAATCCTGTGGATCATTGTTCTATTCCTCAAGTGATTTGCCTAATTTGTCAAGTTTCCGATATTGGATTTCCTCGCGAACGCGCAAGCGCTCTCGAGTGTTGTTTTCTGAATGTTTTTTCAGCGCCTTCAATCGGCGCTTTTTGATCTCCTCCATTTCCTCCGGTTCCGTTAACTCATACTGGATGTCGTAGAATTTTGGGGGCCGCATTTTTTTTCCGTTGAGGACCACAAAGTCGCCCGGATAGACATCACTAGCGTACTTATCGAGCCATCCTTTCCCGATGCCTGGTCTCCGGCTCATCGTCGTATATTCAGGTGTCACTCGATTAATTTCGCCCGTCTCCGGATCGACCTTCTCGTAATGGTCCTCTGCTGCCTTTCCGTTCACCTTTTTCATGATATACCGAGCCACATACGCTGCGCTCTGGAACGTTAAACTTCCCACGGATGAATGCCCGTAGGTCCACAGTCGCTCCAGCTCGGCCGACCGAAACAAGGTGTTATCTCGGATTTGCTTCCAAGGTCGCTTATCATCGAAATCGAAATTAAAAAGGCAAGCATGGTAATGAGGGCGACCATAGTGCTCACCATACTCGCCACAATGATAAAACCGAATATTCGGCCCATGGGACCTTCTTAACCTCTTCATGAATAGTTGAAAGTGACGGACGTTTAAACTGCCATCTTCTGGCAGATACTGATTATTATAAGTCAAGGTGATGAAACAGTTTTTCTCATATAGCGATGCCTCGTGCACACATCGGATCGCCCATTGCCGGGATCGCTCAAGACGACAGCCGACACACTGCCCACAAGGCAGCGTGACCGGCATGTCGATAAAGCCGCTGGCGCGATTGAATGTAATTGGTCGTTTGCCATTGGCACTAAGGGTCTTCGACCGATAGCCCGTTAGCGGATTGTAGCAGGGCATCGGCCAGCCTTTCTTAGAGGCGCACGCCACCTCGCATAGGTCTGCCTTTGCTCAGATTTTTTTTGTTTGTCCGCGTACCCTTGCGGAAGTTCTTTTTTGAGCCCCACCTGGATCGTGACTGGGAAAC